CCACCGTGCTTCTCAGGCCATGCAGAGACAAACGCATTCAAGAACGACGCGGCTTGTCAGATCTGCAAAGTCGAGTTGGAGTGCCGTAGGATCGACATGGACCGCCGCAGAGACCCAAATATCCTTCAGATGCCCCCAAGACCGGAGGATGGGGCCGATAAGGCAGAGGGGGCGGTATGAGCAGAGGCGCAAAACCAAATGGTAAGGTTCTCAGGCTTGTAAGTCCCAGCCCGGTTGCACCGGATACCATGAAGGTTACTAATGAGGACTACATGCGGTTGCTGCGAGAGCACGTATGCACTGTCCGAGCCCATATTTGTGGTTGCCCCGTATGCCTGAAGTACATATCCGAGGTGAGGGATGACCTAGCTATCAACTTCGATATGGACTTCGCTGAGGGTTCGGACGGGACACGACACCACCCAAAGGAGGTGAAGAAATGAACGCCACCACAGAATCACCCTACATTGGTATAGCCCAGGCCAGAGCAGGAGATCCCGAATCCAGTCACGAGGCAGCAGCCCGGACGGAGAGAACTGGCATAGCCCGTTCTCAGAGGCTCAAAGTCCTTGACGAGGTGATGAGGATCCCTGGGCTGACCTCTGCTGAGATAGCCGCTAATCTCGGCATGGACAGGTACACCCCAAGCCGTCGCCTTCCAGAGCTTCGGGCTAGATTGCTGGTGCGCAATGGACCATCTAGGGTATGTCAGTGCCGTGGTAGCATAGCGACAACGTGGTTTCCACTTTAGCATAGGAGGTTTGCCGATGCCAGTATTCATGCTGTCCGAGTCCCCAGAAGGTTTGAACGCTGGTCAGCGCGCTCAGTGGCTTCGGATGACAGAGGCCGTTGAGTCAGGGAACGAGGAGTACTCTAAAGTCATCTCATGGATTGAGGCTCTTGGGGCCTCACAGGTAGATAACAAGCGTCTGCGAGGGGCATTGGCAGACCTAATCGCTTACGCCACGGAGCGCTGTAACTACGCCTGTCTAAACCAATCCGATTGTGAACAGCCCTGCGATGCCCATTGTGACGAGCATATCGTGAAGGCTCGTGTGGTGTTGCACGGTCTACAACCGCGTGAGTAGAGCAGCCGTGAAAGAATTCTGTGTTGTGACCAGGGCAGTATGCAGCATGTGTGACAGGGTGCGGCTCGTAACCGAATGCCCGACACAGGAGATAGCCCTTGAGACAAGACGGCTTCTTGCCCCGGTGCACAGCGACGAATCGCTGGTGGTAATGGGGAACAGAATAACGGTATGGACCACTTCTGATGATAGTTGCGTGGAGTATATCCACCCGATGGATGTAGTTGTCCACACCCAGGAGTTCCACGGTGTAGACATCGAGACGTACGAGTACAAGAAGGATGCCCGTGTGGTAGACAAAGAAGAGGCCGAGCGGCTACAACACGAGACAGGATCGATACACGTCAGGACGTTGCAGCCTACAGAGGGCTTGCTGTGCCCCTGGTGCGATGAAGCATCGACTACCTACACCAAAGAGGCAGTCAACGCTGATGACGTGTCCAAGCTGATATCAGCTTGGACACGTCATCTCAGAGCCGCAATGGTAGGGGGTCCTGCTGGGATAACTTCCGTCGCTATGACTCAGGTCGCTATGCCAACTCCGAAGGCCGAGCTGAGTGAAGCCTCTAAGTCGTCGCTGCGTCAGTCAGCAGCCAATGTAGGAGAGTCGATATGGCACGGAATGACGAAAGCAGTGGAGGTCACGTCGAAGGGCATACTTGCCCCGGATGCGAAGCTTTCCAGCGGCAAGTAGACACTCTGTCTGGACACATCAGCTTCCTCCTCCAGCGGGAGAGAGACAGGGTAGGTGGTGAGCTATCCAAGGAGATAGCCCGTCTGGAGGAGGAGTTCGAGGCCGTTAAGGTATCGGCAGAGTGAATGCCGAATGCAGCAGTAGTAAGGTCATAAGCTCATCAGGGCTGGTTCTAGTAGAGAAGATGGCTGGCATCCTTGGCAAGCATCTTTACGTGGACCCTGGGGAGCTCCTCGGAGCCGCATGGGATGGGTACAGACAGGCCCAGATCAAGTACGACCCATCCTACGGGGTAGCGTTCGACACCTATGCTAGTAAAAGAATGCGGGGAGCGGTACTGGACTTCTGGCGCCAGCGGAGCGAGTCGCGGAAGAAGAACAAGCCAAAGATTCTCACCAACATAACAACCGACGAAGGAGAGACATTGTTCGATACTAACCTCTCAGCAGACCCCCTGTTCAAGAACGTCGAGGACAGAGAGGTTGTCGATAGGCTACTAGCCTTTGTCAACAAGCTGGAGCGCAGAGTGCTCAGGATGTACTACCTTGATGGTATGCTACTGGATGGAATCGCTGAGAGGCTAGGGTGCACCGCCAGCAACGTCTCTAGAATTAAGACCAGGGCCTTGGGTGTCATAATCAAGAGGGTAGAACGAGACGCAACTCAAGTCTAGCCTACCGAGCGACGATGTAAGAAGCAGGGAGGTAGGACCACTATGCCAGCGAAGAGTGTAACCAAGGTGACAAAAACAGTCACTAAAAAGGCTGCCATCCTCAAGAGCCTATCCCAAGGCTCTACTGTCACAGCGGCTTGCAAGGCCGCTTCGATAACTCCAAAGACGTACTACCAGTGGCTCAAGGATGATCCCGAGTTCAGCAAGGCCCACGATCAGGCCCAGCTAGACCTCATCAAGTCGGTTGAGTCAGTGGTCTACGGTCAGGCTATGGAAGGTAACCTGAGAGCAGCTATCTTCGTGCTGGAGCGTAAGGGTGGTTGGGAAGACACCAAGCACATAGACCACCAGGGCGAGATCAAGATAGACAGCATCCATTCTCTGGTGGCAGCGGCCGCAGAGGAAGAGAAGCGTCTTGATGATGCTCACAAGGACCCATCGGAGGTTCCTCCGGAGCCAGCAACAGGAGGCTTCGATCCTGTCAAGCTCACTCCACCGATAATAGTTCTGCCCACCGGACACGTATAACGGGGAGGTCCCATGAAAGCCACCGTCTGCGTCGACTGCAAGCACAGGACCGGCCGCATCTATTGCAGGGCGAATCCGCTGATACCAGTCATAAGCCACGTCACCGGCAAGGTCAGTCATCACACGATACCGGGGCTGGGTCTACGCACCGTGGGCCTCGGCAATGGTCTCGATTTCTGCGCGCAGCACAACGACGGCTCCTGCGAGTTATTCGAGAGATCGTCGTTCGGCTGGTTCTGGCGCCTGTTCGACTGATGCCATCTTCAGCCGCATAGCGGGGGAGGACCTGTGTCCGACATCGTAGCAGCCTCCAAGTTCATCCAGCACAACCCCATCTGGTTCTGTCGAGAAGTCCTGGGCCTCAAGCCGTGGTCGAAGCAGGAAGAGATTCTTGTTGCTTTACGAGACCACAGTAGAGTAGCCGTCAGGGCAGCACACGGCACAGGAAAAAGCTCGGTGCTAGCAGCGGCTGTCCTGTGGTTCACAGCGGGTCACGCTGGAGCGCTGACAACAGTCACAGCCAATACCCACAAGCAGGCCTTGCTCACAATCTGGGCTGAGGTTCGGAAGCTCTACTCAGAAGCCAAGATGCCGCTGGGTGGCGATATGATGTCAGAGAAGTGGACGCTTGGACCTAAGTGGTTCGCCGTGGTAGTATCACCAGACGATCCCGACTCAGCATCAGGGCTACACGCACCGCACTTGCTCCAGATCGTAGACGAGGCTTCGGGCCTGGTAGCCAATATGGCTGAGGCGTTCGAGGGTAACATGACCGGCCCACATTCCAAGATGGTCTTGAGTGGCAATCCACTGAGGCCAAGTGGCCCGTTCTACGATTCCTTCAGAGGACCGGTGTCAGACGATTGGGAGCACATACACATCAGCGCTATGGAGGCGCTTGACCAAGGCATCCCTGGGCTGACAGACGCTGAGTGGATCGAGTCGAGGCGCAACGAGTGGGGTGACGGCTCCCCAGCTTGGCAGAGCCGTGTGCTGGGTGAGTTCCCAGACTCATCTGACGACGCCCTGATGCCTCTCTCGTTCGTTGAACACGCCGAGAGGCTCCATAACCCTCCTGCGGGAGTTAAGCGCTTAGGGGTCGATGTAGCCCGCTTCGGAAGCGATGAGACGGTATTCATGACCAGAGACGACACCGGCGTCAGGCACATCGAGGGTCACCGGGGCTGGGACACCATGAAGACGACCGGCAGGGTTATCTCGGCCATGCGCGAGCTAGGCGTCAAGGCATGTGATACCTTTGTGGATGATGCTGGTCTTGGTGGCGGTGTGACGGATCGTCTCAATGAGCAGGGCGTTAAGGTGGTGGCAGTGAACTTCGGCGCTGGGGCCGTCGACAATGCACGGTTCGCCAATGTCCGTGCCGAGTGCTACTGGATGCTGAGGCAGGCGCTGATTGATGACTTCAGCTTGGAGGGCGCAGGCTCGGCCATTGGCGGGCAGCTTTCGGCGATTAACCTTGGCTACACGTCCAAGGGGCAGATCCTGCTTGAGGCCAAGGAGAAGATCAAGAAGCGTGTTGGGCGCTCTCCTGACCATGCCGATGCACTGGCGTTGACCTTTGCTGTGGTCAAGAGACACGTTGTGAGGGTGACGGTGTTGGACCCGGATCGCGCTAGGAAGCGGATAGAAGAGAAGCTAAAGGCTGAGGAAGAGAAGCTAGAGGCTGAGAAGACCAAGTGACCAACGCTATCAAGTGCAGGCGTAACTCTGCCGATAGACAAGTAGCGAGGTGAAGAGCTAGGAGCCAAAAGTGGGTAGACCACTAACTGCCAGATGGCAGCGTCGTCCTAGAGTAACCAGAGCACTGGTAAAGAGCAGCACCGGAGAGACCGCTGTAGCCGATCAGCTTGTCCAAACCCTGAAGGGCAAGAGGAGCTTTAGTGGTCCCAGGCTGTCAGAGAACCAAGACCCCGCAGAGCAGGTAGCGTTCTACAAGCACTGGATATACGCTGCTGTCAACGCTCGTGCTAAGGCTGTCGCCCAGACCCCTCTACGATTCTTCGTTGAGAAGTCAGACGGCTCAATGGAAGGGATCAGGGCGAGCAACACAGGCCCCGGCCTAGTGGTCAAGCTGTTCAAGAAGCCTAACCCACACCAGACGCTTTGGCAGTTCCTGTATATCAACCAGGTATTCGCTGACCTCACTGGTGATTACTACATCTACAAAGAGCCGAACACCCTGGGCAGGACTATCCGTCTGTGGACGGCCTACCCGCAGTTCATGAAGATCCGCTCCAGTGGGAACGGTGTGCCGAGTTACGTCTACACCCGTGGCTCCAAGGAGGTAACGTTCGATGCTGATGAGATCGCACACGGTCTCTACCCTGACCCTCAGTCAGAGTGGTATGGTCTGAGCCCACTACAGGCAGCGACTCAGGCTGTCAACGTTCATGAGGCCATCTTCGAGAGTCAGCAGCAGGCCTTTGAGCAGGGCATCGAGCCATCGGCGGTGCTGTCTGGCCCAGCGGATGCCGATGCCATGGAGCCGGATCAGATAGACCATATCGAGGAGAGCCTCTACAAGAAGCACAAGGGCAAGAACCGCCACGGCAAGGTGCTCATTCTTGAGGGAGGCTTGAAGCTTACCCCGTACTCTATGTCTCCACGGGAGATGAACTGGCTACAGTCGGCTAACCTGAGCAGGGATCAGATACTTGGAATCTACTCAACGCCTGCTGCGATAGCTGGGTTGTCCAAGGACGTCAACCGCTCCAGTGCTGAAGCCATGGAGTTCATATTCGCAAAGTGGACGGTCTCCCCTATACTGAGGCAGTGGGAAGACCTGATCAACATGCGGATCGTCGCAGACTTCGATGAGCGTATCATCGCAAGGTTCGACTCTGTCATCCCACAGGACAAGGACGCTGAGTCAGCGAGAGCAGAGCGTGAGGTTAAGGGCAGCATCATCACGCCCAACGAGGCTAGACGCCGTGTGGGTGCGGACCGGTTCGCAGATGACAACGCTGACCTGCTGTGGGCCGATGCCAACAGAGTCCCTCTTGGTACAGAACGTGGTGAAGGTGAGTAAAGTCTCAAGAGTACCGGCTGTAGTGACGACATAACTAACGAAGGCCAATGAGGAGTTGGGAGACCTAGATGCCAAAGAAGAAGACCGACAATCGGCGCGAGCTTGTAGCACGGTACGTTGCACAGTCGGTCAAGGCTGGATACCAAGTAGAACATGCTGGGCCAGACATGGTTCGGGTGCGTTTGATCTCCCCCGTCACCAAAGGCAAGGACGGCAAGCCACGAGTATTGCTGTCCAACGCACGAGTAGACAGGCACGGCGACATACTGAGGTCGTCCGGTGCTGTCCTCACGGACTTCCGTAAGAACCCCGTCATGCTATTCGGCCACCGCCACGACATCCCTGCCGTCGGCAAGTGGGTCGGCATCACGAAGGATGCCGACGGCGTATGGGCCACACCGGAGTTCGCTCCTACACCAATGGGTGAGCAGTTGAGCGCTCTATACGGTGGCGGCTTCATGAACGCATGGAGCGTCGGGATCATACCCGATAAGTACGAGCCGATCAGGGACGATAGCGAAGACGGTGATAATCCGTCTATCCTCGGTTGGGATGTCAAGAAGTGGGAGCTTCTTGAGGCGTCCGCTGTCAACGTCGGGGCCAACCCCGATGCTCTAGGCCCCAAGGGTATGGCTCTCTCCAAGGCCATCACTACGTCAACACCAGAGGACGTGGTAGAAGCTATGACCTCGTGGTACAAGGCCATCATCGCAGGCGAGGAGAAGGCCATCACAGAAGATCAGGACGTAGATGATACTCCAGGGACAACGTTGACAGATGCTTTCCCCAAGGAAGCAGAGGCCGACCCTGTCACTGACCCTGCTCCAGAGGCAGACCCCGACAAGTCTGACGAAGGCAAGGGTGAGCCAAAGGATGACGGTGCAGCGCCTGAGACAGACACAGACATCGAAGTGGTGTCACTGTCCCAGGAGACAGTAGACCGCATGGAGGCCTATGCTGACCACGCCGAGAGAGCAGCAGAAGCTATGGTCAGGATAGCGGCTCTCAAGGCTGGCGCTGGCATAGAGGACCTCGACCTGGATGCCGAAGACAACGGCACTCCAGAAGAGGGCTCAAGTCAGGACAAGGTTTCTGCCGAGTACATAACCAAGGCACTCGATAGCAGGGACACGAGGCTGACTGCCTCGCTACCCAAGCTAATCAAGATCGCGCTCGATTCGGAAATGGGGCGCGTACCGGGGTAAGGCTGAAAGGCGCAGGCCCTACGGGGCCGAAAGTCGCAGGCCGCAGACACATAAACGATAGCGAGGAGAAACGAGGTTACGATGGACATGAGCAAAGACGCTTTCGAGCAGATGCTCGAAGCCCGCGACCAGGCCCTAGCCGAGAAGATCGCCGCTGACCTCCAGGGAGCAATCTCCCAGGTCAACAACCGCGAGGCGAAGACCATGGTCTTTGGACCAGACGACAAGGGGATTAACGACCTAGAAGGCGATGAGCTTTCAGGGGTCTGGTTCCGCACACTGTTCGAGACGGCCGGAGGCCTGATCGATCCACGCGAGGGCACACGCAAGCTCGCCGCGATGTCTCGGGCGTCCTGGGAGCGCACGAAGGACCCGTACTTCCTCGCTGTCAAGGAGAAGGCCCTTTCCGAAGGCTCCGACGGAGCTGGCGGGTATCTCGTCCCGGTAGAGACCCTGTCCAGCGTGCTGACTCGCGTCAAGGAACTAGCGACCCTGTCGCCGTTCGTGAACGTGATCGGCGTCAACAGCAACGCGGGCGCACTCCCCACGTCGCTGAACAAGATCACCAGACGGTGGGGAACAGCCGAGAACACCGCTCCTACCGAGTCGGGCCCATCGTTCGATGAGGCGACCTACTCGATCAACCCTCTGAACCTGCTCTGCACCATCTCCAACGATCTGATGGACGACAGTGTCATCGGCGTGGCACAGATGGTCTCGGAGCGGTTCGCAGAAGCAATGGCCGATGAGCGCGACGAAATGATCGCCGCCGGGACTGGCTCCAGTCAGCCGGTTGGCATCGCGTCCTGCTCGGTAACCCAGAGTGTGAGCATCGGCACACTCGCTTACGACAGCATGACCTCGATCATGTGGGCACTCCCCAAGAAGTACTGGAACATTGGTTCCGGCGCTGCCTTCATCATGAGCGAGACGCTGGAGGCCCGTACAGTCGGGCTCAAGGACGACAACGGCCAGCCCATCTTCAAGCTCGGGGCTACAGAGTCCGAGTTCAACAGCATTCTGGGCCGGAAGGTGCTCACGCATCCTCTGCTCCCGGATGACGAGATTTGGTTCGCCAACCTGAGTCGCTGGTACACGATCTTCGACAGGAAGACGCTGGCGATTGCAACGGACAGCGGAGGTGTCCACTTCGACAAGGATCAGATTGCCATCAAGGCGAAGCAGCGCTACGATGGCAAGTGCGTAGACAACGGCGCGGCCGCTGTCGGCAACGAAATCACCGCTGCCTGAGCATAGCGTTTCTTGTGAGAGGAGACCGAATTGGTCTCCTCTCGCAGCGAGGAGGAACCCTACCGTGCTCGTGATTCATTTGAGTTCCAAGTGTACAGTAGCTGGGCAGGATTACCCCAAGGGTAGTACCCTGAGCACCGATGAGCACCCCAAGGGCGTTCTTGAGAACATCCTACGCGGCCGGTGGGCCGTAGAGGTCTACAGGGGTGACCCCGTAGCTGCCATGGGCGTGCACACCACAGACATGACGCCAAAGCAGGTAGTAGCCAAGAATGTAGCCAAGGCGAAGGAGGCTGCTAGTACGCGCCCCCCTTTTCGGTAGACGGTGGCGGTGACCCAGGCCCAGTATGGGTTGTCATCCCCACCTACAACCGCCCCGCCGAACTGCGTCAAGCACTGCTGTCATTGGCCCGACAGGAGCCCTGCCCTGATGCCATAGTGATCATCAACGACGGTGGCAATCCCTCACCCGTAGATGACGCGGTAGAAAGCGTCAGAGCGGACTTGGGGCCCCTTTGTGAGATCATCGTCGAGCATCTCGCAGAGAACAGCGGCACTCCCAACGTCCCCCGTATAGCGGGCATGGCTTACCTGCCGAAGCACTGCATGGTCGTGGAGCTTGATGACCATGACCTCCTGGCCCCAGGAGCTCTACAGCCGATCCGTCTAGCGATGCTGGAGGGGTACAGCTTCGTCTATGGTGACGTTACCAGCTTCGCAGTTGATATGGGTATGTACCCAGACTTCCAGCCTGACTGGTTTACGTTTGAGGACCAGGGGCAGCAGGGTAAAGGGTACACCTGGAAGGTATGGAACAAGCCTGCATACCAACCTCACCGCATAAGAACAAAGAACTGTGAGGTCGCTGGTGTCAGGGCCTACCGCAAGGAGCTCTATGACTTCGTTGGAGGGTGGAGGGAAGGCGAGTTCCCAGGAGGCGATGCAGCCCTGTTCATGCGCTTTGAACTAGCCACAGATGGTCTCGGTCTGACCAAGGTATCAGACAGGCTATCCTGGATAAGGATGGAACCTACCAGCATATCGCTACAGTACTCAGAGGAGCAGCGACATGCCTTCAAGAGTTATCAGCACTTCGCTAGGACAGGCGATCTGATGATGGCTGATTACAGCAGTACATTCGCCGAGGGCAACCTGGGGACCAAGCGGTTTGGCTTCTGGGTTTCAACCACCGATTGCTACAGTGGTGGCCGTCTGCACATGTACCAGTGGGCTCTTGTGTTGGCAGAGCAGGGAGCCGAGTCGTTCCTGATAACAGAAAAACGACCGAGGTGGATGGACGACTACCCTCCTCACCCCAACATCAAGGTTGTCATCGATGGTGTCGACCGTATCCCAGAGGACATAGACGTAGTCATAACCGACACCAAGACAGATATCGGCAAGCACGCCCTGAGATGGGCAGATGAGCACAAACGGCCCCTTGTGGTAATGAACTTTGAGTCCCCTAACTGGGTGCGAAAGTTCATCCCAGAGATCGTTGTCGCCATCGGGGACGCCGAGAAGGACGTCTTCAAGGCTGCCCATGTTCTGGTTGCCAACAGCCCTGAGTCGGGCCGTTACCTGCACGAGTGGGTAGAGGCAGACAAGCCGGTCTACGTCCTACCACCAAAGGTCAACACGTATGCTCTGGAGCTATCAAAGAGCATCGAGATAGACCTGCCTGACAGGCCATATGCCGTGTGGGCTGCCCGCTCTACTGACTACAAAGGTGCAGACGTTGCCATGGAGGCGGTCTGGAAGCTGGATGTGCCATTCGATCTGGTGTGCTTCGGTCGACCCAACGTCAAGTTCCCCAACTCCCCGCTGCACACGATGCACAAGCGCGCAGATATTTCCGATGCTGAGAAGTTCGCTTTTATGCGCGGTGCGCATATCGCACTGGCCCCAAGCAAGTTCGAGGGCTACGGTATGGTCCCGATGGAAGCCCTGGCTTCCGGGACACCGTGCATAGTCTACGACCTGCCCGTGCTTCGCCAAGAGTACGGTAACAGCCTGATCTATGCTGAGTGGGACAATAGAGACGACTTCAAGGATAAAGTCGCTCAGATCGCATCACAGCCCAAGAAATGGGTTGACCCGGCTGATGCCATAGCCAAGTTCGGCTTGCAGACGATGCACTCCCAGGTCGAGGGTCTTCCATACCATCAGATCAAGGCCACCAAGGTATCAGCGACCATGATATCCTACTGGGGATTCCTGCCCCAGTCACTTGAGTCGATCTACCCACACGTCGATGAGATAATCATCGCACACGGTAGGGTAGAGAACGCTCCCATGATCGACGACGGGTCACTCGAAAGGATCAAGGCGTTCCCTGACCCCGACGGCAAGATCAAGCTGAAGCACTTCGACATGTGGTCCGACAAGCAGGTTATGCACGAGTGGTGCACGTCACAGATCACAGGCAACTACCACCTGATGCTGGACGGTGATGAGGTCTGGACAGGCCTTGACAAGTGGCTTGCTGTCCTACCGGAGCAGGGTTCCCCACGGTGGGTAAACCTCACTGGTAAGAACAAGTGGGTTCATGATGCACAGGGAGTACCCCAGCACTTGGGTTGCGTACTAGGCAATGCCTCTGTGTGTCCTCACTACAGGTGGTCTTACTGGCGTCCTAGCTTCAAGTGGACACCCAACTGTGCGCCTGTCACCAACGGGGACACACCGCTATACAACTGCTCTCGTGACTTGGAAGCTGCCGAGAGCACCCCAGGCTGCACTATATGGCATTTCGGCAGGATGATGCCAGACGAGGTTATGGATGCCAAGAAGGCGTTCTATCTGAAGCGGGACGGCGAAATCGACCGGGTAGCTCCCGAGATAGCCACCCTCAAGGGTTATGTCCCAGCCATCGTCAAGAGAGCCTTGAAAGGATTGAAGCCATGAACATGAAGTTTTACAGCAACCCCGAGGTCATAGGCTGGACCGGTTGGATCGAGGACGACCTAGGCTACGTTGCCATTGATGGGTCTATCCTCTGGATGGGTGGAGTTCAGTAGTGAACGTGGCCCCAACTCCAACACAGCCTCCTCCGAGGGTATAATGAGATGCCATTGGGCAACGCGGATAGATGGCGTAGCCAACCAGTTCGGCTTCTCTGTCCATGACAGCAAGTCCAAGGCTGCTCTGGAAGAGGCCGGGGTAGAGATCACAGAAGA